GTATTTTCTCGATTGAAATTAGCGAAGGGTCTGAAACTTCCGACCATTCACCGTCAATTTGTTTCCAAACAAACTTTGCAGTTTTAGTATAGGTTTCAAAATAGGTTACTTCTTTATTGTCTTCGGTGATAACGTACTCAAAACTAAGTGCAATCAAATCACCGAAACGGTCTTTCAATGGATATATTGAAGACTGTTCAATTCTCGAAAACTTCTCTTCCATTGGTGAGTAAGACCGACAACGTAGTTTCCACTTTGTTTCAAATCCGTAAAGGTTATGCACTTCTGTAGGGACAACATACCAAATAGTAGCAATTTCGCAAGCTGCAAAATAAGCATGCATTCTCTTGCTGTTTACGGCATTTATTCGGGCTTCCTTGTAGATTGCTTCAATCGCCTTTGATTGTTCGATTTTGGTCTTGTCTGTACCTGTGACATATACTCTCTTTACAGGGATAGAGAAAGCCATTTGTGTCATTCGTTTTACTGATAGCTTTTGCAATCCGTAAGTAATACGAGCAACCTTGTCTATTTTACCGTTAGCTCTGCGCTTATCAGGACGTAAGGTTTTGTTTGTTACAATCTCGTGGCGTGTTGGGTCGTACTCTTTTGAAGAGTTAGCCCATGACCGAACAATTACAGTCTTTACTTTCAGGTCTGCAATTATTTTCGCAATATCCCGGTCTTTTGTAAAAATCTCGATTAGAGTCATAATTTTTATTTAGTGATATGAATTTTCTTACAGTTTCTACATTCACCGTTTTCGTTAGGACGGTTTGAATAACAAATCGGTTCGGGCTTGAATGCCTGTTTTAGATATGCAACAGCACGAACTTTGTTTTCGGTTGGTTCAACTTCATTTATAGCCAAATTACCTGTTATCTCAGAGCCACCACTAATGGCTGATTTAAGGTAAGATACAGCATTCGCAACGGTTGTAGTTTCTACAGCTTTGGGCAATTTCTTTTCTTTTTTCATATGATTAGTTTTTATAATAAGTCTGCTAGTAAATCGTCATCTGACATTTGCAATCCTAAGCCGGTAGGATAAAAAGTATTTGCAAGCGGGTCGAAATAATCGGTGGATCGCTTTATTCTTTTTTTGATGTCTTCTTTCGGTTCAATGATAATAGAGCCGTTGCTTTGAAATTTCCACTTTATCTCTGTGGCTTCCTCAGTCAGTTTGTCGCATGGTGGCAAGCATGGTAGAAACTTATTCTTTGGGTCGAGCCAATCCCTTACACACCAATATAAATACGCTCTCATGTTGGCAAATGTGTAAACTCCTGTAATGTCGTTCATGTCGTTTGCTCCTTCTGAAAACTTACACGAAACAGCATTGAATAAACCTAATTCGATAAGCCTAGAGAAAACACCTGCACCCTCTCCGATGGTATCAATAAAGGCATAAGTACCCTTTTTCCCAAGTGGAGCAACCAACATCCCTGCAACGTGCATGTGGTCGGCTTTTCCTGCTGATTGGTGCGAATCAAATCTGTCTACATAATTATCAAACCGATGGCAAAGAACACTTTCATCTCTACCCATTCCTGCAACGTCAACACCAATCCGAACAGGAACATTTGGGAACGAACCTGTATCTTTGTAAAGCTGCCAACGTTCATTTGCTAAAGCAATCCATTCGTAAGGGATAAGGTTGTCTTCCGATATTCTAGGGAACATTCCCAAAACCTTTACTCTGAATAAATCATTTGGTCGGTAAACCTTTTTTTCAAAGTGGAAATCTCCTTCACCCTCATTCAATTCACTTTCAGAGATAGGTGAACACCAACTCTCAACCTTATCTTTTATCCAATTGTAATCGACCTGCCCTGTGATTGTTACTTTCTTATTGACTACATTTTCAGCATGTAATGAATTTAATCTAAACTTTTTAAAACGTGCTGACTTCATGCTTTTAGCTGCATAGCCTGTCGTAATGTTAGGATTGAATACAAGTAGTAATCTTGAATTACCTTGCAAGTTCCCTTCAATGGCCGAGTAGGTCAACTCTGAAATGCCTGTTGCTTCCGTTACTGCGAACATTGTGTTTACTGCGTGGAAACCGGACCATGCTTCTGCATTATTATCATCAGCCTTAAATCCTGTCAAAAACCACTCTTCATAGTCTGTTCTAATATCTCCGGCAACTACACGCCCAGGAAGGCAACCCGCATTTCTCAAAAGTCTTCTAACTTCGGGAACCATGATATTAGTAACCTGTCTACCTGTTGGGGCTGTCATTGCAACTTTTGTATTCTCAATCAGATTGCCGTCTTCATTCCATTTAGGGGTAAGGTAAAAGAAACATAAACAGGCACATGCTGCAACAAAGTCTTTACCTCTTGCCGTTCCGCTTGCCACTGTTGTCATTGGGTTGTGTTGTACTGAGCTGATAATCTCCTGTTGTTCCTTATCTAATCGGGCTTTCAGGACTTCACGTACAAATTTATTCCAATCATTTTGCCACGACTTGAATAGAATGATTTTTGCTTCATCATCTTTTGCTTTTTTATCATTCGTTTTCTTAGCCATTATTTAGCAGTTGCAGCTTTCATTAATTCTTCAAATGGGTTGCCGGAAACTTCAACTTCTTGTTTCTCTCTCCACTCTTCGGGTTTTCTATTCTTCATCCAAAATATACAGGCGGTCGTATCAGCAACGATATGCTTCTTAGTCTTACTCACTTCGGTGGTCGTACCTGTACCGTCTTTGTTCACAATAACTTTGGTAGTTGTTTCTTCAACTTCATAGCCTAAAGCTCTGTTATAAAGTGAAGATTCAACTTTTAAGTCAGCATCGTATTTGTTTATTCTCACCAACTTTTTAAACTCAGGGTAATCTCTTATAAGCCTTTTGAGTGTAGTAAGTCCACACCCAAGCCGTAACGCTAACCCTGCGTTGTCTGCTCCATTCCTACAATCAGAAGTAATCGTTTCTTCATGTCCTGCGACATACTTCTGATAAATATCTTCTTTCGGTCTTCCTGTTCTCATTAGTTTTCTTGTGCTTTAATAAGTTGTAGTTGCTCATTGCAAATGTCAATCATTCGACCAAATGCAACTGTATTACTTTTAATGTTGTAAGCCTTCTTAACCTCAGTCATTGTCTTAATGAACTCTTCAAATGAACCTACAACGATATTGCAATTCTCACCAAGCTTTTGCGATTCAAGTTCAGCGAGGACACGCTTTACATCGTTGGTCTTATTCTCAATAAATAAGAACTTCATCTCTGTAAGTTCAATGTCAGCATCACCAATAGAAGCAATCTGCAGCTTTTCAATATCAACGAACTGTAAGCCGTTCAATCCTGAAAACTCTTTAGATTCAATGGTTTTCATCTCTGCGTAAATATCTTGCAACATCTGTACGTCATCCTTACCAACCAAAGCATTATGAGAAAGCTGATAAGCAAGCTGTGTGTCCTTATCTACCTCGTCAATGTATAAGATTAAGATGTATTCGAGATGTGCCTTTATAGAAGCTTTGAGCCTGTGATTACCTGATAAAATCAAGTACTTTCCGTCTGCATTCTGTTTCATACCAAAAGGCAATTGAGATAGAAAGCCGTCATTCGATACATTGTCAACCAATTTGTCCAATGTACCTTTGTCCATGAAGTGAGCATTTTTCTGTAGTGAAAGGCAATCACCTGTAGGACTGACATAAGCCAATTTGTAGGGAGCAATTAAAATGTTGATGTCAGTCAGCTTTTCCCTGATTTCGTCAACGTTCTTTTCGGTTACTTCTTTCTGTAATTCTTGTCCAGCCATAATGAATAGATTTGTTTTAATGTTTGATTTGTAAATTTGCCAACGTACATCAGCTTTCCTTTATCTCTGCGCTCCAATTCGTAAACCCCTCGATACTTCATTGATATTGCGCTCTCAGTGTAGACAGTGGTCTTCAATCCTTCGTAGTAGTTTGCAATCTTTCTTGCAATAACCTTTCGTACTTCTGTGGATCGGGTCAACATGATAAGTAATTTGCTCAGCTTGCCTGTGTCAGTGTTTGCCACAAAATCACTTTGCATGAAAATTAATTCCATAGTTGAAAGCATCTTGCTGAATGAAGTAAAACCGAAAGCCTTACCGTCTGCAAAGAATGCAAGACCCATATCACCGCCTGTCGTATAATTGACCTTGTTAGCCATGTAAAAAGCTTTGAAGTAGTTTATATCATTCACCGAACAAAGTCCTACTGTGATGACCGTACGCTTTGTAAACTCGTAGTTTGCGGGTAATACGGTTAAGGTAGATTGAACCTGCTTTTTATCTCGTTGGAAATAGTACTTCTCTCCTGCAATGGAAGAGTACAAAAACAATGGTTGTTTACCGGCTCCCAAATTCACAACGCCCGATTCCCATTTCATAAGCTCCGGCCACTCTCTGTCTGAGTAAATAATGTTTTCGTCTGCTTCCAACAACTCTTGAAAAATCAAGCTGCCTTCCTTCGGGTCAAACATTTTATATTCTGCTCTCTCGTAATTAAAGGCTTTCTCAACGTAGTCGAACATCTTCTCATAACCTGCCTTGTATGTAGGCTGGAAGCTGATACCCACACCTTTGCCGTTTTTAGCTTTTAGGAAGTCAACGAAGTCGCAGAACTCAAAGCTCTTAATGTTAAAGTCAAACGCACCTTTCTCAAACTTTTCTATAGTCTTCGTATAGTATTGTTCTGATTGACACATCCATGAATCAAAGAACATTCTCTGATAGTCATTCTTCAACGGTGCATAATCAGACAATCTAATTGTGAACATTATCTGAATAAGTTTTTTATACTTTGAATCTTGCCAACTATCAAATAGCACTTTTAGCTCAGGATTGATAACTTCTAGCTCCGTATCTGTTCCTAACATTACATCAGCAATCAATTTTGAATACAAACACACATCATTTGAATGCACATTGTACCCTAGCTTTGACATAATCTTATCTACAGTGAAGTTTCCCGAACAACCAATAAAAACATCTTTCTTATTGTGTGCGGTGTCCTTCATTAAGTCCTGCAATAATATCTTTACCTCGTTTGGAGTCGAACCTTTGAACATAATTACTTATTTAGGTATGCTATTTTATTGTTTAGTACTCTACTAATAACTGA